GCCCACTTACAAACCCCCACACGTCACACCTGTCTGACAGTTCGGGTCCGCGCCAATCCCAGTAAGGGATTGACTTACGGACCACTTTTGTACGACACCGACCATCCACATCCCTTGGCGTCATGAACGCTGCTGGGTATGTTCTCCTACTCCCCTCTTGAGGAGGATAGGGCTCAGATTTGTGGCTGATGTCTTCACGTCGTGCGTACCCGCCCAGGAAGGTTATCGCCCAACCATAAGGGTTAAAATCCTTATAGCCAGCTTTAACCGAATCCTCTTTAGTCTCCGGTACTTTAAGTTTACGGTTCCGTCTGGCCAATACTCTGTATTGGAACCAGTAGGCGCCATCCACTTTAGGCACTGTTTGATTAAAAGGTACCTGAATTCCACCATCTATAACCTCCGAGAAAGGAATCTTAAGCTCGCGCTTCAAACTCCCCCTCAGAAACTTGACAGTGTTTGAAAGGCGGACTCCTGCCAGAGCAGACCAACGGTTAAGTCGGTTGATAGCAGAGTACACGTCAGAGACAGTCTCTAGGCTTCTGATATAAACACCGCGGACAAAATGCCCGTTGTGCCAATCATGGCCGCAAGACTCTCGGAACGGGCCAGTATTGAATGACTTATCATCATTCACCCGGAATCCCAGCTTGGTTAGCGCACGGATTAGAAAATGATACGCGTCCTTTCGGACTATGATATCATCACCGAACACGCCGAACTGGGTCCTAGGACAGTGTGAGTCAAGACTCATCATCTGATACACGGCACGAACCGCACACGCGAATATGACCGTCTGCAACGGGAATGTAAAACCATTACCCATCGTAGAAATCATATTCAAGTCGATCTCACTACCATCTGGGAGGACGGTAGATCTGCAACGGCTTAGCTCAAAGTAACCAAGAAGATTACCCGGAACGATCCGTCGCACGAGCGACATTGAAATGCTATCGCTTGCACTCTGTAGGTCTATGGTTCCAAAGGAACCGTCGATACTACCGATGCGAGCTAATTCCCTATTGAAGTCCGGTTGCGTCTTGAGGGAGATCCCAAAAGACTTGGCCAAACAACTCTCTAGGAAAGCACCGAGGGCCTGCTGGATCATCATGTTCACCAGTGGCTCAGTACAGCAAGTTCGCGAGATCTCTGCTGTCTTTGGGACGAAGAACAAACGGTTGCCTGAAACTATCTCGTGTCCAAACTTGGTATCCCTCTGCATTTCTGCTAAGGACCACGTGTCGGACTCGACGATAGCCGCCCTGTAAAGGGCTAGCAGGTACGGATGAGTCGCCGTGATGCGGGAGTTGAAGAGCTTCGTGTAGAAGCTCTCATTCCAACATTTTAGGCTACTCCCCGGACCCACCGTAAACGTTCGGCGGATATACTCCAAATCGAACGTCTCGTCGCACGGTCGCATGCATTTTAGAACATTATCCCGGAAGTAATCCCAGAATACTGAGTCATGCTCCGATTCTACAGGGAACTCAAACGGACCGGTTGCAATGCCTTCGTTTATAGCCTTGAATTTCTCCAAGGCCTTAGCGTTGGCTTCAGCACTCATGCCGTTCGGCTCTAGCTTCTTATAGAAGCTCCTGTAGAGCATCTGTGCCCTAACCTCTTCAAGCCCCATGTCAGACGACAGAGGAGCTCCAGGGTGGTTTGGACAAGCGCTAGCGATATCAGACAGAAAAGCATCGTAAAGACCCTTATAGGGGTACATTTCGTTCCTTCCACTATGAACGGGAGTTCAACACTCTCGTCCGTCCTGTCATCAATTAAGAGGCCAACCCGCACGTCGTAGGAGCATATATCTTTCGATAGATGCTCGACAGCACGAACAAATGGCTGAGTTAACAACCACTCATCCATGCTGTACTCACTGTCATTCGCACTTCTCAGGCGTCTGACGGTGAAAACTTCGTGACGAGCGAACCAGCTCGGGTAGGTCACTGTAGCTTTTGGCTACAGCGTCCCTGACACACCCGTGTCGCCAATGCCAGCGGATTGCTGGACGAGGGCGCCGAAGTGAGCAGAGAGCCCAGCTCGAACATTGACAGGATCCGCAGTATCCGCACCAGCAGGAACTTCGATCATCGTAGTGATGACCATGTTCTTGTAGGCTTGGCCTGCGAGCGGTAGGACGCCTTTCCGAGTGATCACCTTGTAGGTGTTCGTCGGAACTTTCGTCAGTACGCCGGTCACCGGGTTGACGGGCGCAAGAACCTGAGGGTTCTGCGGCCGAAACATGGCGATCGAGAACGGCGCAGACACAGTGTGGGCAACCGCACCTGTCTGCGTGCCACCCAGGGCCGTAACCACCCACTGCTTCGCATTGATGTTCGGCGGAGTATCCGCGACCACCGTGTACGTCGGAGAGGTGAGGCCGGTCTGGGCTTGCCCCGTGATGGGGCTCGTAATGGAAAAGGTCATGATGGACCAACTTTCAATTGAGGGTTTGAGATCTCCCGACGGGCCGCAAGGCTAACGTCGGAAACGAAAATCACGAGCACCCGCCACCAGCGCGGCCATATTCAACCATTTAGTGCTATCGATACCAGGTACCGTTAGCGTTAGTGATGGAATAGGCAGCGAAGATGGACAAGTACGAGTGATTGTCAAATGCCGGAAGTTCCGGTGCCCGTGCAACTCGCCATATATGCCTTGCGCATGCCACGTGTTGTTAGTCCAGGATTCGTCGTAAGAACTGAATGATTCGTTAAGAATCACCCGAGTCTCTTGACGCTCTGTACGCACCACGTAGAACACGCCTGACGTATCTGTGCAAGCTGCTGATACTATATCCCCAAGATTACTAAAATAATCTATAATGAAGGAATACGGTATCAACTCGTAGATGGTAGGAACAAAATTCTGGAATTGAAACCCCAGTCTTCTGAACATATCACTACTTAGGGCACTAGGGCCGTCCAAAGAGTGCTTCAACCCGACTACATATTGAACGTTCGCCGTCGTAAATGTTGTGCGACTTGTGGTCACCAACAAATTAGTGGCTACTTGCAAAACAGTGGTGCCGGTTTCGGCCTTCTCAACTGCAGGTGACTTGCCTCTGACTCTGCTCCTTCGAGCTTCGCCATTGAGCGCGTCCAGTATCGCCCCACAAATCTCCTTGGCATCGGAGACCGCGGGTTTCCAACCGAACTGCAGTTCTAGCCACGATCCTGCCATACCGTCTTTAACAGCGGTTAACTGTCTACGTCGGATGGCAGCGTCAGTCTCAGACTTGCGCTGCTTCAACCTTCTAGCTTTCGACCGTTCGGATTTTAAACGGTCTAGGTAGTTGGTCGTCGCTTTACGAGCTGCTTCTAACGGGTTACGTAGCATGTGGATAGTCTCTCGAAGCTCCCCCAAGAAGAGGAGTCCGTTGGCGCCGTACGCATCATTTCTGATTTTGTCGTACACCTTCGCGAGAGCCTCGGCCTCAGCCGATGTAGAAATTCCAACTAAGTGTCCAAACTGAGCGACACCAAAGTTGGTAAGGTTGCCATAATGTCCG